AGTGTTGGGGTTACTACAACCGCTATTACAGTTTCTGCTGATACAAAAGTTGTTGCTATCGGAGCTAGTATTATTTCTGTTGATAAAGCAATCTCAGGAATCGCTACTACTGGTGACAATGTAGAATTTACATTCTCTAGAGGCAATCAGGCAGAGGTTAACTTCCCAATTAAAGTTGTTAATACAGATAGTTCAACAGATGCAACATTTAACGTAGCAACACCTAGTGATTGGTACGATAAGCAAACACTAGGACTTACAAACTCAACTGTATTTTGGAAATCAATCGCAGAAAAACCTGGAACATCTGAGTATGCAGGTGAAAGATCAGGTAGAAATGATGAAATTCATATTGTAGTTGTTGATGATACAGGAAGTGTTACTGGAATTGCAGGTAACATCATCGAGAAACACTTAAGTCTTTCAAAAGCAAAAGATGGTAGAGTTTCACCATCAGAACCAAACTACTATAAAGATTATCTTGCAAGAGTTTCAAGTAACATTTATGCTGGTGGAGCAGATTCTGGAACAGCAACAGGTCTAACTGCTACAGCAGGTAGTACAAACTGGACTTTATCTGGAACAGGTAATGTTAGTTCTAATGCACAGGGTGTTACTTTCTCTGGTATCGGTGTTAGCACATACACATTAAGTGGTGGTCAAAACTATGATTCAAGTGGTGGATATAATGCATCACTTGCAGAGATTATTAGTGCATATGATATCTTTACCAATCAAGCAGAGTATTCAATCAACTTCTTGATTCAAGGTCCTTCAGCTGGTCTTTCAAATGCAGAGGCACAAGCAAAAGCAAGAAAACTTATAGATGTAGCATCTACAAGAAAAGACTGTATTGCATGTATATCTCCTTGGAAAACAGGTGTTGTAAACGTATCTAATTCAGATAATCAAACACAAAATATAATTGATTTCTTTGATCCACTACCATCTTCATCATATTGCGTATTTGATAGTGGTTACAAATATATGTTTGATAGGTTTAACAATGAGTTCAGATATATCCCACTTAATGGTGATATTGCTGGATTAATGGCAAGAACTTCTATCAATCAATTCTCTTGGTTCTCACCTGCAGGTGCATCAAGAGGAGCAATCAATGGTGCGGTTAAGTTAGCATACAACCCATCACAGTCACAGAGAGATCTACTTTATCCTAAGAGAATTAACCCAGTTATATTCTCACCTGGTTCAGGTATCATCTTATTTGGAGACAAAACTGGACTTGGAGTAGCATCAGCATTTGATAGAATTAATGTTCGTCGTTTGTTCCTCACAATTGAATCTACAATTGAAAGAGCAGCAAGAGCACAACTCTTTGAATTCAACGATGTTATTACAAGATCTAATTTCTTGAACATTGTTGATCCTTTCCTTCGTGATGTAAAAGCGAAGAGAGGTATTACTGATTTCGTGGTTATTTGTGATGAGACAAATAACACTCCCGACATTATCGATTCTAATCAATTTAGAGCTGATATCTTTGTCAAACCAGTCAGATCAATCAACTTTATCGGACTTACATTTGTTGCTACACGCACAGGAGTAAGTTTTGAAGAAGTCGTTGGAAACGTTTAATTAAACACAGAGGAAAAAGTTAATGGCAAACCTAAACATTCCTTCAACTAAAGATCGTACCCTTGATGCATTCAAGGGTAGAATGGTTGGTGGTGGTGCTCGTCCTAATTTATTTGAGTGCGAGATGTATTTCCCAGATGATGCAGTTCCAACCACAACCAGTAAGGATGACCTTTCAGATAAGGTAAGATTTTTAGTTAAGGCAGCACAGTTACCTGCATCTACAGTTACTAATATTGAAGTTCCATTCAGGGGAAGGCAATTAAAGATTGCTGGAACTAGGACATACGCTCCTTGGACAATCACTGTTATTAATGATATTGATTTTAATATCAGAACTGCATTTGAAAGATGGAGTAACTTAATAAACAAGCATGAAGATAATGCTGGTTTAGTAAATCCTGCTGACTATCAGCAACCCATGATTGTTCGTCAGTTAGGAAGAGCAGCAGTCGCTGGACCTTCACCAATTTCTGATGCAAATTTACCTGTTCTAAAGATGTATCAATTTATTGGTGCATATCCAACAACGGTTGGTGAAATTACTTTAGATTACGGAAACAATGACGCAATTGAAGAGTTTACCGTAGAGATGCAGTATCAGTGGTACGATACTATGGATCCTCTTGCTCAAACTCAGGTTGGTACGGGTGTCTAAATAGTAAAGATAATATTTTCAAAACTCTATATTCATGGCAACTAACAATAAGTTATTTGGATTCAAGTTACCAAAGGTTGCGAAAGACGATAAGTCAAAGGCTGTCGTCTCTCCAATTCCTTCTAACGAAGAGGATAAATCTGATTTTTATATCTCCAGCGGTTTCTACGGTCAATACGTAGATATCGAGGGAGTATATAAGAATGAGCAAGATTTGGTACGTAGATATCGTGAAATGTGCTTACATCCAGAATGTGATAGTGCAATTGAAGATGTTGTAAATGAAGCAATAGTGTCAGATTTAGATGATTCACCTGTAGAGATTGAATTATCAAATCTAAATGCGTCTGATAGATTAAAAGATTCTATCCGAGATGAATTTAAACATATTAAAAAACTTTTAGGATTTGACAAAAAATGTCATGAAATTTTTAGAACTTGGTATATTGATGGAAGAGTATATTATCATAAAGTAATAGATTTAAAGAAACCAGAAGAAGGTATTCAAGAAGTAAGATATATTGACCCGTTAAAGATTAGATTAATTAGAAAACAAGAAAAACTTGGACCAAATTATCAGTCACCAATAGTTACAGATAAGTTAGGACCAAATGATTTAAGAGCGTACGAGACACCAAAGATAGAAGAATACTACTTATATGATCCAAGTGCTGCATCAAAACAAGCAGGATATATGCCTGTTAGAGGAAATGCTAAGACAATTAAGATTGCAAAAGATGCGGTAACATATTGTACATCAGGTTTAGTAGATCGTAATAAACAAACAGTATTATCATATTTACATAAAGCAATTAAGTCTCTTAATCAATTAAGAATGGTTGAGGATAGTCTTGTTATTTACAGATTATCAAGAGCACCAGAAAGAAGAATATTTTATATTGACGTTGGTAATCTTCCAAAAATTAAGGCAGAGCAATATTTGCGTGACGTTATGAATCGTTATCGTAATAAGTTAGTATATAACGCTGATACTGGAGAGATTCGTGATGATCGTAAGTACATGGCGATGCTTGAAGATTTTTGGTTACCAAGAAGAGAGGGTGGTAGAGGAACAGAAATCACTACACTTCCTGGTGGACAAAATCTTGGAGAACTTACTGATATTGAATATTTTCAAACTAAACTTTATAAGTCATTGAATGTTCCATCAAGTAGATTGGATAGTCAAGGTGGATTTAACTTAGGTCGTTCATCTGAAATATTGAGAGATGAACTTAAGTTTACTAAATTTGTAGGTAGATTACGTAAGAGATTTTCCCAAATATTCATGGATATGTTGAAAACTCAGTTGATTCTTAAAAATATTTGTACTCCTGATGATTGGGAAGAACTAAGTGATCATATCCAATTTGATTTCTTGTATGATAACCATTTCTCAGATCTTAAGGCAAATGAATTATTAAATGAGCAATTAGGTGTAGTCGCTGCAATGGAACCCTACATGGGTAAATATTTTTCTGCACATTATGTTCGTACTAAAGTTCTTAAACAAACTGAAGATGAGATTAAAGATTTGGATAAACAAATGAAGAAGGAAATAGAAGATGGTATAATTGCAGATCCAAATATGCCTGTAGATCCAAATAGTGGAATGCCTGTGGATCAAATAGCAGATCCAATGCAAAATCCAAATTCAGAAATGAGTTTAGGTCAACCAGTAAATGAACCAGATTTAGATACTGGTAGCGATAAGGCAACAGATGCAGGAGCAACGAAAGCAACTGATATCAGAATGCCGAAGGGCGGAGAGATATAAATAAGTTATAGTTATTTTGTGTCACAATGGATGATTTAATTGATTTGATGATTGACAATGAGTCACCGTCAGATATTAGCGATAGGATAAAAGATATGCTATACGCTAAAACAGCAGAAAAAGTAGAGGCAGAAAGACCAAACGTGTCTGCTGGATTATTTGGCGATGAAGTTGAAGATGAAGTAGACCAAGAACCACAAGAGGAAGAAGGATCCGATGAAACTGTTAATTAAAGGTGCTGAAGCTGCTTTACCAACTGGGTCAGGCACTGCATCAGATTTTGATAAAGCAACTGTTGTGCGTTTAGTAAACACTGCAACAAATGCTGATCATTTAGTAACGATTGTAGAAACTCAAGGTGGAACGGTTGTTGGATCTTTTACACTAATGAGATCTGAGAGTGTACTAGTTGAAAAACAATTTGCTCATTTTATATTTGCTGCAAATGCTGCGGTGAAAGGATCAAAAGTAGGTTACACAAATTAGGAAAATGAAATTAATCACAGAAGAAGTATCAAGTGTAAAATTTGTCGTTGAAGGCAAAGGTACAAATAAAAAAATGTA